CAAGCGTTGCAGCTTAACACGACAGGAAGTAACAACGTAGCGATTGGTCGTGAAGCACTGGAGGCAAACACCACCGCTGACGATAATACTGCTATAGGCTATGCCTCTTTTCTCAATAATACTACAGGACACAGCAATACGGCAGTGGGTAAAAATGCAGGGTATGCACTCACAACAGGTCTGAGAAACACATTGGTAGGTCATAATGCAGGTTTAGCACTTGCAACATCTAACAGCGATAATGTTTTCGTGGGTCAAGGTGCAGGTTCTGCCATAACCACAGGAGATGCTAATGTTATAATTGGGCGGTATAGTGGTAATGCAGGTGGCCTAGACATCCGTACCTCAAGCAACAACATCGTGCTGTCTGATGGGGATGGTACTCCAAGGATGTTTTATAATAATTCTGAGGGTCGTTGGTATATAACTGATGGAAATGATTCAAGTTATTTTCCTTACACTGGTTCAGTATCTGGTGACGATGCTATATCTTTGTCCTCCAGTGGAACTGTTGGCGTTACAACAAATCAATCTTCTGCCTTATATTTAGACAAAAATAACGGAGATGGAGATTTAATAAGGTTTTATAAACAAGGCAGCCTAGTAGGTGAGGCAGGAGTTAGTGGCTCAAGCACATATTACAACACATCCTCAGACTACCGCCTAAAAGAAAACGTAGTTGAACTAACAGGCGCAACAACACGCCTCAAGCAGCTAGAGCCTAAACGCTTCAACTTCATCGCTGACGCAGACACAACTGTCGATGGCTTCCTAGCGCACGAAGTGCAGACAGTCGTACCAGAAGCAATCACAGGCACACACAACGAGGTCGATGACGATGGAAACCCTGTCTATCAAGGCATTGACCAAAGCAAGCTAGTGCCACTCTTGGTCGCTACAATCAAAGAACTAGAAGCACGTATCACAGCCTTAGAAGGAGCATAAATTATGACTGATACACCAACTGCGGAAGAAATCGCACAACACTACACAGCTATGGGTCACTCTGTTGACTTGCTAGATGCAGGGCAGCCAGATGACATGGAAGATGCTGATTGGGCTGACACTGTGTCACGCAACGTAGAGCATCTACAGCTAATGGTAGCCAAAGACTTCTGGACTACAGAAGATATGACTGCGGTCAACGCTGCGATTGCAGCTAATACTTAACTAAGAAAGGAGACTTACAATGGCAAAAAAAGAAAAGAACACCATTACAGTCAATGAGAAAGAGTACGACTTAGAAAGCTTTTCGGATACGCAAAAGGCATATCTTAACCATATACAAGACCTAGATAGAAAGTTGAGCAACGCACAATTTAATCTAGATCAACTTGCATTTGGCAGGGAAGCTTTCGTGCAAAGACTTGCAGAATCTTTAGAAACACCACCAGTAGAAGAAATAGCGGCTGAGTAATACAACTACCAGACACTAAAGAGGGCGTCGGATCGGCGTCCTTTTTTTGGGTTTCAGACCTTCTGTGATAATGTGAAGGCGTAGAAGTTTTGAGGCGTGTATGTCATTAATTGACTTGAATATCCCGGCAGGCGTTTATCGCAACGGCACCGATTTACAAAGTATGGGCAGATGGAGAGACGCAAACCTAGTGCGATGGCACGACGGCGTAATGCGTCCAATTGGCGGTTGGCGTACAAGATCGAGCACGGCAAGCGCGGCCAAGGTGCGTGGCATGTTGACTTGGATTACAAACAATAACACGCGATACATTGCTGCCGGAAGTTATAACAAGCTTTACGCTTACACTGAGGCCGGCATACAGCATGACATTACACCCGTAGGCTTAACGGCAGGCAGGGAAGACGCCAACGCATTTACTGGCTACGGCGGCAGTTTTTACGGCAGTTATTCCTATGGCATTGCACGGCCAGACTTTGCCAGAATTGACCCCGCAACGACTTGGCACTTACAGCCTTGGGGTGAGTATTTACTTGCCAACAATAGTGATGATGGCAAAATCTACGAGTGGCAGCTTAACACCGGGTCTGCCGCCGCATTGTTAAGCAACGCCCCCACAAGCAACCGAGCAATCCTGGTAACGCAAGAGCGTTTTCTATTTGCTTTGGGTGCAGGCGGCAATCCTCGAAAGGTGCAATGGTCAGACCGAGAAGATAATAACACCTGGACGGCGGCGGCAACAAATGAGGCGGGCGATCTAGAGTTAAACACGTCAGGTCAGATTATGGCGGGCGTAAACGTGCAAGGCCAGGCGTTAATCTTAACAACAAGAGACGCCCACGCAGCCAACTACCAAGGCCCACCATACGTTTATGGAATAGAACGAGTTGGCACGTCTTGCGGTTTGGCTGCGCCGAAGGCTTGCGTGGTGGTTGACGCCGGGGCTTTCTGGATGGGCGTGAATTCATTTTTTACATACGGCGGTGGTCGCGTAAGTGAGATTAATTCTGACGTGAGCGATTATGTGTTTAGCGACATAAACAAAGCGCAAATTAGCAAGGCGTTTGGTATGGCTAATTCGATGTTTGGTGAGGTTTGGTGGTTTTACCCTAGCTCCGGCTCAACTGAGAATGACCGATACGTTGTGTTTAACTACATGGAAAACACCTGGTACATAGGCGAGTTGGCACGCACAACAGGCGTGGACCGTGGCGCGTTTCGCCAACCCATGATGTTTGACGCTGATGATCGCAAACTCTACGAGCATGAGGTGGGTTTTGACTATGGCTCACTTACGCCTTTTGCTGAGAGTGGCCCGTTTCGGATCGGCAGTGGTGATAACGTTGTTAGCGTGACTGAGTTGATTCCTGATGAAAAAACGCAAGGCGATGTAAACGCCGTGTTTAAATCTAGGTTTTACCCCAATGGCACTGAGCGCAGCTACGGCCCCTACTCTCTTAGCAACCCTACAAGCGTAAGGTTTACTGGTCGGCAAATTCGTATGCGCGTTGAGGGTCAAAGGCTTTCCGATTGGCGCGTGGGGATTAATCGCGTTGATGTTGCAGTTGGTGGGCGTAGATGAGCGTACAGTATCAAGCTCCGCAACCGTATGGCGATGATTGGCAAACTTGGGCAAGGCGATTGATGACTTACTTGGGTCAAACCAGATCGGCCATTGTGCAACAAGTTGGCGATGAAACGGCAAAGGAAGATGGTTATCTGATGTTCAATCGGAGCACCGTTAAGCCAGTGGTCAGTCAATCTGGCGCATTTAAGGAGGTTGTCGTCAAGCAATCGGTGCCTGCTAGTAGCGTTGGCGCGTCTGGCGATACCTCCGGGTTAATCAGTTGGGATACGAATTACATTTACATTTGCACGGCAGCCCATGATGGAAGCACGAATATCTGGAAACGCGTTGCTTTAACTGGCGGTGCGTTCTAATGCATCCAGAGTTTGAGCGTTGCAAACCACACATAGAAGCAGCCCTTAAGTATAGCGGCGGTACGCATGACTTAATAGATATTTACGAAGGTTTATACAAAGGCACCATGCAATTATGGCCTGCTGAGAAAAGTTGCTTGGTTACAGAGATCATAAAATATCCAAAGAAAAAGGTGCTCAATGTTTTCCTTGGCGGTGGCGATCTCACCGAAATTTTAGAAATGCATGAGAGCGTGATAAATTGGGCAAAAGAGCAAGGTTGCACTGCATTAAACATGACAGGCCGTTTTGGTTGGAAAAAACCGTTAGCAAAGCATGGATGGGAACCAATGCATACAAGCTACGTTAAGGAGATATAAATGAGCAAGGGTGGATCATCTACAAGCGTAGAAATACCTCAATACATTGAGGATGCGGCGAAGTTTAATCTTCAGCAAGCGGGTGCGTTGGGAAATACTGGCATTGCTCAACTAGGTTACGTACCGCAAAGTTTCGGCCCCACAGTTGCCGCTTTCTCCCCTATGCAAATGTCGGCGTTTGGAAATACGGCGCAAGCGGCTGACGCATTTGGTTTAGGTTCTCCTACAGGCGCAGATATTTACGGCGGTATGGGTGAGCCTACTACTTACGCAAACGGCGTGCGTGCGTACTCTGCCGCGCCTATATTCAATCAAACAATGAACGAATTTGCGGCTGCACGCCCTGGGCAGGCTAACTTTATAAACAGCATGTTTATCGATCCGTTTTCTGGAACTTACGACCCTATTAATCCCAATCCACCCGTTGCTCCCCCTGTTACTCCTCCTGTTACTCCTCCACCAAGCGACAGGCGGCCTAAACGACCACCAGTGGCACCACCTCCAGT